AGGTGTACCTTTAAAATATCTTTCAGGTTCTAAAAACAGAAAGAAATCAGAAAAAGAAATAAAGAGAACTGCTAAATTATATAAGGCAGGTAAATTAACTCCTGCTATGTTTGATGCAATAAGTAAGAGGAGAGCAGCAAGTGGCAAAAAAAAGAAAAAGAGGTAGAGTAAGTGGAATGTCATCTGTTATCAAGAAGTATGCAAATAGAGGTTTTTCTGCTACTACTTTAAGAAAGGTTTATAAAAGAGGTTTGGGTGCTTATTATTCAAGTGGAAGTAGAGCAGGAGTATCTGCTCATCAATGGGCAGCAGGGAGAGTGAGAAGTTTTGTAACAGGTAGAGGTGGTGCAAGAAAAGCTGATGCCGATTTAATAAGAGGGAAAAGAAGAAGATGAGTTTTATAAATACAAACTATCAATCAAAGCTATCACCGACCATGACCGAAAACTGGTTGGTACAAATATTTAAAAATACTGCATCGAGTGTTATAACTACATCAACAACTGAATCAGATTTTTTTAGATTTAGTTTTTCTGAAACTACTTATAATAATTTAAACTATTACCCTGCAATCTTAAACAAACCAAGTATATCTTATTCATTGGATTTAAAAGGATTCACTACAAAAACTGGTGGAGTAAATTTAAATCTTGCTAATATAAATTTAGATGGTACAACCTTATTAGAATTATTAGGAAACGAATATATCAATGGTCATGTAAATATTTTATCACAAATAGATGGAGATGATACAGCTGCTAATGCTTTGCAAATATTTAGTGGGAAGGTTAGCAACTTTGGATATAGAGGAAATACTATTGTATTAAGTGTTATATCTAATAGACCATTTCAGAATGTATCATTACCACAAGTAAAAACAAGTGGAGATTTTTCAGGGATTGATATTCCTTATATATTAGGAGACTATGGTCAATCTTCTTCAAGTGTATTGTCTAAGCAACTTCATAATTTGTATAAAGTTCCCTATGTAAGAAATGATAATGATAACTTGGTATTTTTGTTGCCAAATAAAATAGCAGACAATGCTTCAAGTTTAGCAAGTTTAGAATTTTATGATAAAAATGTACAACGATTTATCCCATTAAATAAGTCAGGATTTGCTTCTACTACAACTGCTAAAAGATTAGATGCTTCTTCTGCGACAGGTGGAACTACAGTAGAAGTCAATAGTCAATTAGTAAAAGATTTTAATGTATTACCAAATGATTTAACTGATGAGAGCTTTAATGAATTGTCCATGTTTAGTGAAACAGAATTTGAATCTGCTACTTTTAGTAATGGGGCTAATGCTTTTGATTTAGATTCTGATGGAACAGTAAACGATACTTCTTTTGCTACAATTAGTGGAGAAATAAACCCTGATGAAGGAGATACTAATGCAGATGCAGGTGCTTCTATATTTTTAAAGTTTCCAAAACCAATGCACAAACTTACTGGATTTAATATTACCATGCGATACTCAGTAGATTTAGGAAATGCTAATTCAGGGTCATTTAGTGGTTCAGGTTTTAAATTATATTTACATTCAGATGATTTATCAGGAAGTATAAACTTAGCTGATGAAACGAATGCAGAATTTTTTAAAGGTAGTGCAGGGAGTGGAATATCAAATGCTCATACTTCCAATGTAGCAATCAACACACAAACAACAAGTATAGATGCCACTGAATTAGCTGATATATTTAAGAATGGTCAGATACAAGATAGATTTAGATTAACATTTAGATTATTTGCCGATGATGCACCAGATGGTTCATATGACAACTTTACTGCTACTTTAAAGATTTATAGCATCTTCGCAGCTTATACAACATCGTTAGCAACTGATGATGAACCGATTGCTAAGCAAGAATCCAATGCAAATGTAGATGAACTATACATAGGACAAGATATAACTACTAAAGATTTTAATGGACACACAGGTGTAAACAATGATTTAAATAATCCTGTATCAATTCATAGACAAATTATTAAAGATTTTGCAGGTATAAATTCAGATTCAGGGGATACTGATAATTTAGACAATGGATATAAAGGTGTAGCAGAATTAAGAGATTCTACTTTAACATCTCCAACATCAACCCATTGGAAAACAAGATTAGCTTTATATGAACCAACTTCACTTGAAAGTATAATGGAACAATTACAATATGAAGGGTGCTTCTTTTTTCAATCAAGTCCACAAGCACAACAGGCATCAACTATATCAGGTGTTTCTACTTTACGATATTTTACTATTGAAGATAATGTAACTGCAGCAGCAGATTTATCACAAAACGATATTAGTGGATATGAATTAGGAATAACCTCAGCCCAAGACTTGGAAACCAATTTAGTGGTTAATTATAACAAGCACCCTAAAGAAAATAAATATGAAAATCAAGATACCTTCTTAGCATCTACTCATAATACTATTTTTGGAAATGATACAATACAAAAGCAAGAAATCAATCTTGACTTACTATATGATTCAGTAGATGATGTGGTAGGTTCAAGAAACTCCAGTTGGATTAATTTTAGAAAAAGTTTATTTGGTGAATATAAAACTACTGTGAATGCAACTTTAGTTAATCCTGAAAAATATGGAATGCTACAAGTAGGTGATGCTTTAGATTTTGGAGAGATTACTTTTGAAGAACTTGGTAGTCCATTTGATGAAATATCAGACACCTTTGATAGCTTTGTTGCTATGCCTACAAGATTATTTAAAGATGCTTGGTCAGGTAAAAAATTTATAATAACAAATCTGAAACGACAAGTAGGTAAAGTTTCAGTACAATGTAGAGAGGTTTAGAAATGGCATCATATTTTATTTATGATTCAATCAATCAATATAGAAGTGATAACACAATTACAGAAGGTCAAATGACAGATAGTGGTACACCAACATTTTCTGCTACTTCAACTATTACTGACCACGAAAGAGCATCAGACCAAAATATCGGAACTATTATTAGTGCAGTAGCCGATAGAGATGCAATAGAATATGCAGTTGGTAGTAGTGTTACAGCAGATGCAGCAGCAGTATATTTTACTGGAGATGATGGAGTATCAAGTGGAACTATTATGACATTTTTTATAGATATTGATAGAGCAAGTTTACCAAGCAAAGGAACTATATCAGCAGTAAGTGCTGCTGGGTGGGCAGTAGCAGATTTAACTGAAACTACTGGAACAAAATTCTTTACTGAATTTAATGGAGCAGTAACCAATGTATCTGAAGTCTTAATTGGTAGAAAACTTAACTTTGAAGTAGAACCTGATGTTAATGTTCAATCATCTATTAATTATCAAAATGAAGTTCAAAGAAGTTTAGGTGGTGTAGAGTATGCTTTAAATGTAAATACAGGACAAGAAGTCCATACTATAAGTTTTCAAAACATATCAAGCACATTTAAAACAAATCTAATAACAATGCAAGATGCACTTAAAGGTGAATCAAAGAAATTCTTATGGAATGATGGTTCATCTTTCCATTGGGTAAGATTGGATAAACCAATGACATTTACTGAAATAGCAGATGGAAGATTTAGCACACAATTAGTTTTAAGGCAACAAATCCAGTAAATACAAGACTTTTATACTGAAAGGTATATAATCACCCCATAAACAAAAAACCCCCTTATTTTAGGGGGTTCTTTGTATCTAAGAGGTAAAATAATTATTATCGTTCTATAACTATTTTAACTTTTTTTATTCCTGGAGATGGTTCAAAAACTAACTCACCATTCTTCCATTCTAAAGAAAAAACATTTTCTATACCTTCATTATTAACTGCTTTTTCTTTTATAGCATTTAATATGTTTTCAAATGTTGGTTTTACTACAGACACACTTGAAGAACTGCTATTGCCATTTTTAAATTCTAATTCTAATTTCATTTTTTTCTCCTTTTGTTTAACTAACATACCTTATATTACTACAATAAATAATAAAGTGCAAGTCTTTTTTAAAAAAAAGTTAAGGGTTATATAAGGGGTTATAATAATATACACAAATTGTGGATAAGTATGTGGATAACAAGTCTTACCATAACCCTTACCATAAGGGTGCAAGAAAAAGACAAAGACAAAGATAAATAAAAAGTTAAAGCATAAGAAGAATTATAAGAAAAAAAATAATTTTAAAAAAAACCTTGACATTGGTTTTAGATATAATTAGACTTAGGTATGTTAATTAAAAAAGGAGTTAAAATGAACAATAGAACATTATACTGGAAAGATACTAAATATGAAATTCTAAGAGAAGCAGGAGATGCACAACTTGCTTACTGGACTGCAAAGTTGGAGCAGGGTAAAAAGTTTCCTAATACCTTAGTAACTATTGGAGAAGCTACAAGTAGTAAAGAAGGAAAAGCTAAATTTGAACAAGCTCAATTAGATGTGCAAACACCTGAATATAAAGAGTTGTCAAAAATTGCTAAAGAAGCAATTACTAAGTTTGAAAAACTTGAAAAAGAATATTTCAGTCTTAGTTCTGATTTAGTTCACTATGGTTTTAGAAAAAGACAATTACCTGAAATGTATGGTGAGATGTTAAAACACATGACTAAAGATAAGTCAAGAGAAATGCTAACTGCTAAATCAAAAGTTGTGTGGGGATAAATTAAAAGGGGGCAGAAATGCCCCCATAAAAAAGGAGAATAAAATGAACTTAGCAATATTTTTAGATAATGTAGTTTGTAGAAGAATACAATCTAATGGAGATGTGCAGTATATCTTTAGGTTTGATAATGGATATGGTGCGAGTTTGGTTACTTGTGATGGATATAGAATTGCACCTTTGCGATTTTATTCTGATGATATAGATTACAATAATCTTAGAATTGGAAATTATTTAAATTCTGATGCAAGTATAGATTGGAGTACATCAGTATCACCTACAACAAGTTATGGTACTAATAATATATTAGATGCCCTACAAACTATATCAAACTTATAATAAGGAGAATCAAATGATTATAGAAATTATAACTTACACTATTTTTATGATAGTTATGTGGGAATTTTTAAAAAAGGTAGTCAAAGAATGGTACTTGTAAAACTTACCTTAGAAGAATTAGAATTGTTGATTGAAGTAATGGAACGAAATAGAATCGACAATGATAATGAAAATACACTTAGACACGATTTAAGAAATATTCGTGAAAAAGTGGAAAATGAGAAAAATCGTTTAGCAGAAGAAATGGCAAAAAGACCAAAAGAAGAAATGAGGTTGATACCAAATCCAACATCTGCTGAACACATAGAATAAGGAGAAAATATGGCTTTTGTAAATTTAAAAGACCTAAAAGCAAACATAGGTGGACAACTTAGATTGACTTTAAATTCAAGTGGTGTCTATGAAGAAAAAGAATGGCAAGGTAAGAAGTTTAATACCTTTAAGTATGAAGTAATCCAAGATAATCAAGTAATGAGTTTGGATGCGACAGACAGCTTAAAAAGAAAGTTGGACTTAATATCAAATGGAGATGACTTCTTGCTAAGTTGGGAACAATTTACTAATGACGAAGGACAGCTTAGAAATTATTGGAAAGTTGAAAAGGTAAGCAAAGAATCTGCTAATCCTCAATTTGAAAACATCAAGAAAAGTGTAAATGAGTTTGATGAGAAATTAAAAGCAGATAAAGCAGTAAAGGAAGCAGTACAAACTACCAATACTACTTACACCAATGGTGCAAGATTTGGTATGATATTTAACAATGTTGTAAAACTATTTATTGAAAATGGTCAATCTTGGACTACTGATGAATTTGTAAATAATTTCAAACGAGTAGAAGGTTGGGTAGAAGCATGTGAAAATCCATCTACCATACCTGCTGCAAGTACACCAAGTGAACCAATACATGTAGATGAAGACGAACTACCATTCTAATGATGAGTAACGAAAATATAATAATAACACTTTTACTTTTAGTTGTTTGGTTATTAATTTCATTATTTGGAATAATGTTTGTGGGGCTAATATTACTTTAAAGGAAAAAATGGGGCAACTACTTCTTATACTCTTTTGTTTAATTAACATATCACAATCGAATAGTAGTTGTCCCTTTCTCCTAAAAGCATTTGTATGCCAAAAGTAAAATTATTTCCAAGTGATGTGATATGGAGTAAATACATCCGAACAAGAGATAATTGGACTTGTCAAAGATGTGGAACAAAATATCATCCACCTACTTCAGCTTTACATTGTAGTCATTATTGGTCAAGAGGTGCTTGGACAGTAAGATTTGATGAAGATAATTGCCAAGCATTATGTTATGGATGTCATTCATACTTAGGTGGTAATCCACAAGAGCATAGAGAATTTGTTTTAGAAAAATTAGGACAAGAACGATATGATGCTTTGCAGCAACGAAGAAATAGTTCTTTAAAATCAGGACAAAAGAAATATTTAAACTCAAAAGAATTTAGAAAAGAAGTAGAATTAATGATTGGTGATTTACAATTAAGAAATAGTGAAGATGATTTAGATAACGATTGATAATTAAAAAGGAGAAAAAATGGAACTAAGCAAAAGAGAAATCGCTTGGCAAGAAAGAAAAGCCAAATCACACCCAACTTATGATATGTGGGGAAAGTATGCTGGAACTTTGCAAGAAAGAATGTCTAAAGTTAAAGCAGTAGACCCATACAGTAAAGAAGGACAAAAACTACAAATGGAATCAAGAAAAAAGTATGGTGCTTGGTGGTTGTTTACTGATAACAAATTACAAAAGCTAAGAAACAATACTTGGATTATGCAGTTTTATGTACCTGATGAAAGGAGAAAAAGATAATGGCACATACAATATATAAAAATAAGAATGATAAAAGACTTAAATCAGTTACAACTATCATTAATGGAAACTTGGGTTGGTCAAAAGGAGCATTAATCGGTTGGACGAGAAAGCATTGTTTAAATGGTGATGATTCAATGAAACTTCTAAAAGAAGCTGGTAGAATTGGAACTTTAGCACACATTATGATAGAAGAATTTATTAAAGGTGGTGTAGTAAAATTAGATGATTATACTCCTAATGAAATATCACAAGCCAAGATTGCATACTACTCATTTTATAATTGGATTGCTAATAACAATGTAGAGTTCCATGAAACTGAACTAAAATTAGTATCTGAAGAATATCAATTTGGTGGTACATTTGATGCTATATGCGAAGTCAATGGTAAATTAGTGATATGTGATTGGAAAACATCTAATGATGTGCATTCAGAATTTTTAATTCAATTAGGTGCATACAGACAACTAATACAAGAAAATCTTGACTATAAAATAAAAGGTGCAATACTTCTTAGATTAGACAAAGAAGAAAAAGGAGTCTATGAAGAACACCATTACAAGATTAAAGACTTGAATTGGGGTTGGAAGATGTTTAAACTATTATTAAAAATAAATGAGTATAAAAGATAAATATAAAGTAATGACAATAAAAACTAAAGAATGCAAAGAATGGTTATTGTATAAACATTATGCAAAAAGAATACCATCTATATCTTATTCTTTTGGATTATTTAAAAATGATTTAATTGGGATTTTGACTATCGGTAAACCAGCATCTAATCCTCTTTGTGTCGGAGTGTGTGGTAAAGAAAATTCAAAATATGTCTATGAATTAAACAGATTGTGTGTAAACGATGGATTAGAAAAAAATGTATTAAGTTATTTTGTTGGTAAAGCTTTAAAAATGTTGGATAAAAAAATATTAATAAGTTATGCAGATACTTATCAAAATCATCATGGTTATATTTATCAAGCAACTAATTGGATATATACTGGTGCAACTAAAGAAAGGACTGATATAGGTGGTGAGGATAATACACATTCAAGACATTACGATAAAAACCTTGATTACTCAAAGAACAGAAAATTTAGAAGTTCAAAACATAGATATATCTATTTTGTAGGAAGTAAAACTCAAATCAAAAAATGGAAAAAACAATTAAAATATGATATAGTGCCATATCCAAAAGGAAATAATAAAAGATATGATGCTTCATATAAACCAAGTACACAACAACAACTTTTTTAAGGAGAATAAAAAAATGAGAAAACGATTTTTAGATGCAGATATTAATTCAAAGAGTTGGTATAGAAAACTAACTGCACAAGAAAAAGTGTTATGGTATTATATAAGTACCAGTTGCACACACGATGGCTTTTGGGAAAAAGACGATGAAGCTATACAATTCTATTGTAATGGTTATGATGGAGAAATCCCTGAAGTAATTAAAGAAAAAATGGGCATGATACAAATAGATGATTCACAATATCTATTAAAAGAATGGATTAAGTTTCAATACAAAGAACTAAAAGAAAATGTTTCTACACACAAACGAATCATAGAACGACTTAGGAGAAAAGGGTTAGACCAACACTTTCCTGAATTGCAAGAGGACTTTTAAATGAAAGTGAAAGAACTCAACTCAATCTTAGTATATTGTAAAGTAAATAATTTATATGAAGTAGAATATGTAAGTGCAATAGGAGATATTGGAGAAAATCTACAAGAATCTATGCAGTTGTATTGCCATAAATTAAAAATGTTTGTAACAGTAAAAGATGTTATAACCAAAGCCAAGAAACATGGCTATTAAGGTTTGGGATAGTTGTGATGAAACTAAGAAAGGAAATCTCACCTTACATCACATGGCTTGGCAGCTTATCCCAAAAGAATTATGAAAAATAACATAGAAAACACAGCAAGAAGTTATCAAGATTTAATAGATGAGGTAGAACAAGAACAAGCAAAAATGCTTGAAGAACTAAAGTATGTACTTACTGGAGTAGTAGCAGGTAGAGAACTATCAGAACAAGAGTATCAATGTTTCTATGATAGAAGTATATATAAGAAACCTTTCGCAGATATAGCATTCAACATGAGAATATCAGAATCGGCTTGTAAGACTTACTATAACCGAGCCATCAAAAAACTATCCAAACAAGCCACATTGATTAAACATCTACTTAGAAGAAAATGAATAAGTTAGATAAGGCATATAATCAACTAAAAGAACTATCTAATAATTCAGATTATCACCATTACCTACATAACAAGTATTACTCTTATAAACAGCAACTAAAGACCATTAATAATAAACTGGATAAAGAAATGGCACATATCCAGGACAATAGAACACCTGAACAACACTTTATGGATATATGTAGAGGTTGGTTAGTAGAAGATGTATTTACTTATCTATTCTCTTTGCCACCATATAAAGAACTAACTGCGACCTTTGATAACCATGACCAAGATAGAGTAATAAGAGTCATGAGAAGGGAAATAACTGCAACACCAGACTTCAAAGTAACTTATAGGAACAAAACCATAAAGATAGAAGTACAATCCTTATTTGCCGATATACCCTTTTTCCACATCAAAGAACATAAAGCCAAAAAGCTAACCCATAGAAATAGTTTCCTGATACAATTCAATATCCCACATCAACATATAGTAGTCTTTGAGCCACATCAAATAGAATTGGGCACATATAAGTTAATAGAGGACTTTAGTACCGATACCATAAAGAAGTATGGCTATAAATATATCATAGATGACCTACCTGAAGAAATGATAGTATCAAACTTCGTCGATAAATTGCCTAAAAAAATAATTTCCTTATTTTCTTGACACTTATTATAGAATACCATATTTTAAGTAGTTAATTAAAACAAAGGAGAATAAAATGAAATATAAACTTAAAAACAGCGATTTAGATTTTTTAAGAAATCTAATCAGAAATAGCAGTAACATTTGGGATGATGCACCATATATGTATTTTGGTGATGGTCATTTTGCTTTATCAACTGATTATTATGGAGATACTATCAAAAAAGGGTTTGATTCTTCACCTGCATTAGTTACTTCAGTTTGGAATCACAAAGATGGTCATGTCTATTCTACTGCTGATGATGCAATTTGGAACACCAATAGAGGTAGTTATGCAAGAGCAGACTATAAAATCTTAATGAACCTTAAAAGGAATAAAGTTCTTAATAATGTTCACATGGATGATGGCAACTTTCATGTCACTCTTGATTTAGACTATTTACCATTAATCATGGCTGATGGATTTGCAGATTCAAAAACTGATAATTACCCAAGAGTAATTGTCAAAGATATTTTTGCAAACCCTGATGCAGGATAAAAATAATACCTCTAATATCAGTTAGACAAATTAGCCCCTGAAATATGGGGCTTTTTTGTATCTAAAATTATTTTACAAAAACTCTTGACATTGGCAATAGAACCCCCTATACTATAGTGTTAATTAAACTAAAGGAGAATAAAATGACTTTAACTTACAGACAACTTTTAAGACTTACAAGATTGGCACAAAGAACAGAACATCAATCTGAAGAATATTCAAGAGATTACTGGAACTCACAAGCCAATAGAAGTGAACTTGTTGATGTATTGGAAGAACTACAATATCAATTAAGAAATACAAATGAAGATTCTTTGAATGTTATTGTTACAAGCAGAACAAGAACATTACAAGATGAAGGTAGAGAAGAACAACATTTGCTTGGATAATTGTAATACCTCTATATCAGTTAAGTGCAGAAAGCCCCTCAGGTACAATAATTAAATTTATAGCACCATTTCGAGGGGTTTTTTGTAGTCCTCAAAAAAAAATCTTTCTCAACAATATCAACACTTACAAGCATTTATAAGACTTTACTAAGGGTTTCTTGTAGTCTTTTTACCCTATATAGTAGAAGGGTAACACCTTCCCTTTCGTTTTAATAACGAACATAACCTTCAAATAGTGGGGTGATTAGTTTGGCTGCAGCTAAAACAAAAAAGAAAGTCGCTGTAAAACAGCAAAAGAACAGCGATAAAAAGAATAAGCATTTGGTAAAACACCAATGGAAAAAAGGACAATCAGGAAATCCTAATGGAAGACCTAAATCAGGATTTGCCTTAAACGAATATATCACCGATTTAGCTAATGTAGAGTTAGAAGATAAAAAGACTATGTTAGAAGCTGTTGTAGGTAAAGTATATGAAGAAGCATTAGATGGTAATATGACTGCAATTAACTTCTTGGCAGATAGAATCTTGGGCAAACCAAGTCAAAGCATAGGAATAAAAGATGTTTCAGATGAACCGATTAAGGTATTTGATATAGATGGATTGGACGATTGATGCCACTAGGAAAGAAATCCTTAATGACAAGACAAGATACAAAATCTTATCCTGTGGTAGAAGATGGGGTAAATCTTACTTCTCAATTTTATTTTTGCTATCACAACCTTTTAAAGCTAATGAAAGAAGGTGGATTGTTTTTCCAACATATAGACAAGCTAAAATGGTATCTTGGAGTATCCTCAAAGACATTTTTGCAAAGAAAGAAGTCAGTATTAATGAAACTGAATTATCTATTACTCTTAACAATGGGGCAAAAATCGAACTCAAAGGGGCAGACAAACCAGACTCACTTCGTGGAGTGTCAACCACGATGGTAGTGATGGATGAGTATTCTTATATGAAAGAGAATGTTTGGGGAGAGATTATACAACCAACTTTAGCAGAAACGAAAGGTAATGCACTATTTGTAGGAACTCCTACTGGTGTACAAAACCACTTTTATGATTTGTTTGTCAAAGGACAGTCTAAGAATAGTGATTATAAGTCCTGGCAGTTTACCACATTAGATGGTGGCTTTATTTCTTCAGAAGAAGTAGAGAATGCCAAAAAGAATTTAGACAAGAGAACTTTTGAGCAAGAATATCTTGCAAGTTTTCTTACTGCTGCAAATAGGGCAGCATATAATTTTAGTAGAGATATTCATTGTAGAGTAATGGATAAATCTCCAAGAATGTTTTGGGGAATCGACTTTGGGGTAGCATCTTATATGACTGCTATCCTAATGTGCGAAAATACTGCTGGAGAAGTTTATGTGTTTGATGAAATTGGATTACAAAACTCAAATACATTTGAATTGGCTAAACTAATGCAAGAAAAAGGTAGAGGATTACCAGTCTATCCTGACCCAGCAGGTAAAGCAAGAACAAGTAATAGCACCAAGTCTGACCATATGATATTACAAGAAGCTGGGTTTACAGTCATTAGTAAGAAAGCTAATCCAACTCAAAAGGACAGACTGAATGCTTTGAATAAGATGTTAGAAGATGCTACAGGTAAGCATCGTTTGTTTATTAATCCTAAGTGCAAAAACACTATTAGAGATTTAGAACTTTGTACAATGGAGAATGGACAGATATTAAAGACAGAAAC